CCAACGCCAGCTCAGTGGCCGTGAGTTACCACCTGCAGGGCGCCAAACTGCAGAAGATGCGGCGCACAGCAGGCGCATTTGGCAACGCCCCGCCACCCTGGGCCACTTGGCAACCAAAGGGCAGCATCGACCTCCCAGTCGAATCACGCGCGGCACCGGTGAGCAAACGACCCGCACACGACAACGACCTAGCCGTGTTGGGCTCCACCATCAATGTAGAGTATGGAGATCCAGGTATACGAGCAGCCGGTGAGTACGCCGTGTATAGCCGATCAGTGGCCTCGTTCTTCGCACGCGCAGCCGAAGCCGACGATGACGATGTCGCCACGCACTTACGCTCCGTGACCTCCCAAGCCAAAACGTGGGCTACCATCAAGGCAATCAAGTCGATGCGAGACATGGACCGTAACACCTGGACCGCCTACATGGAGGAAATCGCAAACAAAGTGCGCAGCTCACTACCCGGTGGGCTCATGATGATGACCTCACTACCGGCCAACACCACGCAGTGTCCAATAGACCGGGCAACCCTTGGAGCGCAGTCGTCGAAACAGGGAACCAACACCCCCAAGCGGCTCCACTCGACACTGAATATCGACTGGACCACGGGCATCTCAGATATGAACGAGAAGTTGTCACACGCCAAAGGATGCATACCTTGTGGACTGTGTATCCCCGGATACTCCCCCATCGTCTACAAGCAGAACGCCAACAACCTCGTGCAGTCCCTGGCCACGAGAACCAAGGAGGCCAAGGATGCCGTGCCAGCCCCCCTGCGCCCAATATATCTCGAGATGTTGGAAAAGTACTCGACGATGCTCAAGGACGCAATGGAAGAGTCGATCGGAGATGTAAAGCTTGAGGCATGCGAGAAATCGATAACGATGAACCTCAAGGCTAAGGGCGTGTCAGCCAAAGAGCTCGAGCGCCACCTCAAGTGTTTCAACGAGGTAGTAGCAGGTGACGTGTCCCTCGAAGGCATCAGCAAGCAATCCATGATGATTAAAGTCGAACAGTCGACAAACATCGCGGACCCTAGACTTGTCGTCATGCTGTCCAACGTTCCACACGCCAAGGCCATGCTAGCCTGCGTCTATGCCACCGTGACCAAAGTGGCCTATTCGAAGATTGAAGACATGGTCGTCCGGTCGCCGCTTGGACACGACATCACACTGAGCATGCCGCGAAAGCGCAACGACAAGGGCATGATGAAGATCATCAATGAGATAGCCGCTAACTACCCTTGCGCACACGAGCAAGATGGTGTTCGAATGGACTCCAATCACTGTGAGCACACGCTGGGAATGATGCATAGACTCATTTACCAACATTTCATGTGCGACGCAATGAAGAAGCTGGACACTCTGATTCTCAAGGGCCCAGTATCGTGGTACAAGAAGGATAAGCATCGCGAACTTCAGACCATCACGTTAGAAGTTCTGAACCAGCTCAAGTCAGGCGCTTTCGACACCACGATCTCTAACACCTGGCTCGCCTTCCTACAGCAGGTACTCAACATTCTCGTCGCGGAGGCATTGTACGCCGCCGACAACGACATCTCCCTGGATGATGAATGGCAATGGCTGACGCCCTTCGTAACGGCCTGCCAGGAAGCCGGCCTCAAGGGAAGCGATACCGGCGGTGGGACCCCTT